GGGGTGGTGGTGGCGCATCGACGCCCCCGATATATACGGGATATTCGGCGGGCCTAGACTCTGGGCGGACGCGCGGCGCGGGCAACTATCGAGAGGCCCGCCCATCGCCCGCATCACGCCACAGCGCATCGTCTCGGCGGCACGCCGCGGGTGGGAGTTGCGCGCGTGGGTCCGGGGTCTCTACTCGCAGGCATCCAGCCTGCTCGCCGGGCCGTACTACGGCGCGGCTGTCGTCCAGGAGGCGCGCCCCATCGGATCGCGCGCGGTCCTCAACGTGCTGGCCACGCTGATGGACGCCTACATGCCGCAGTTGACCGGGGATCGGTGGCGGATACGCTGCGACCCCAAGATGGCCGGTCTCACGGGCGATGCCATCCTCCGCGGGCACAGGCTCACCCAGATCGCCGACGAGATCCGTGTGGCGCAGACCGATCGGCGCGTCGTCATGGACTCGGCGCTCTGCGGCGAGGGTGTCTACCGCATCGGTCTGCGGGAGGGGGCCGACTGGATCCGCGTCGATGGCGAGTTGCACGATTCCGGGCAGCCATTCGTCGCGCGCGTGCCGCCTGGCCAGTTCACGCGAGACCCGCTCTCGCGCCACTGGCACGATGACCGATTCCGCGGCGATCGCTTTACGTGCGATCGCCAATGGCTCCTGGAGATGGGGATCGGAGATCCCGACAAAGTGCGCTCCCTGCCCAGCATCGCGGATCAGAGCGTGCAGCGGGACATGACCAGCCCGGAGGCCCAGATCGGACTGGCCGGTGATGACCTGCTCTCCGATGACCTGATCCAGTTGTGGTACCTGGAGGTCTGGGACGGCGCGCGGCGGCTGGAGATGGTGGTGCCGGACCTGGACGGCTATGACGGCTGGATCATCGAGCCGCGTGAGTACATGGGGTACGAGGCGGGTCCGTACGAGTGCCTCCACCTGTACGACCACCCGGATCGCCCCACGGGGATCAGCCTCGCGGCGCGGCTGATCGACCTGCACTTAGCGATCAAGGATGTCTCCGAGCGTCTCGTGGATCACATCCTGCGGACGCGGCGCAACATGGTCTATCGCACCGAGACCGGGCGCGAGACAGCGATGGCGATACAGGAGGCTCTCGACGATCAGCCCATCCCCGGCGACCCCGAGAGCGTGCGCGAGGTGGTGAGCGGCGGTCTGATCGACCAGTTTGCGCGCGGCCTCGATGTCCTGCTTCGCCTCGCCGACAGCGCCGGGGCGAGCCTGAGACAGGCAGCCGGACGAGAAGGCGTCGCCAACACGGCCACCGAGGCCCACATGATCGCCGGCAAGGCGCAGAACGTCATGGATATGGTGCGCTCGCCCGTGACCGAAGCGCGGCGCAGGATCGTGCAGCGTCTGTCCTGGTACGAGGACACGGCCCCGGTCCGGCAGCAGGTCTACGGGATGCAGGTGATCCCCGGCGTGCTCACCAATGTCGTCTACGACCCGGCGACCCGCGAGGGAGATTTTTCGGACTTTTCTTACGACTGCCGCGTCGAGAGCGCATCAGGGATGGATGCGCCGACCAAGATCGCGCGGCTCTCCCAGGTGGTGCAGGTACTGCCCCCGTGGGTGCAGCTGGTTGCTGGTCTCGGCGGCGACATCGCCGCGGCCCTCCGCCTCTTCGCCAGTGAATTCCCGGAGATCGACGAGTGCTTCCCGACGCCGCAGGGGATGCAGGCGGCGCAGGCGATGGCGCAGATGGCCGGGCCGCCACCACAGGCCGCAGGAGTGCGCCGGGTCGGCACGGGAGGGGACAGGGTGAGGGACGGAGTGGCGCAGATGGCCAGCGATGCGGCCCCCGCGCCAGTGACATGAGCATCGAGGAGTACACCAGATGAGCGATACAGGACACACCATACCCCAGGCCCTGCCCGACACGGATCCCCGCGTCGATGACATTGACGTGCCGGTACCGGACAACTCGGCGCGGCCCAGCACGCACGAGTTGGTGCTCGCGTTGGCCGAACGGCTCGGCAGGGTCGAGGCGGCCCTGCTGGCCGCCCTTGCCGTACGCCAGGGCGAGGTCCGGGAGATGTTGCGCATCGACCGCATCGTGACACATCTCGACGAGCACCCGAGACCGCGCATTTGTCAAGACGGATTCTCACGCGCTGCCACCGATCTGCTCCGCGTCGTCGAGAGCGACTGACCCTCCTCGATACGGGCGGCGCGATGAGATGCGCGACCGCCCGCTTATGCCGATGTATCCACGCCGCTGCCCATCGTGCTCGCACCGATGGGAGGACTTCGCGCACACCGCTCAGGTGCGAGAGACCGATCTCTCCACCCTGCTGCCGTGCCCGCGGTGCGCCTCCGCGAGCGAGACCGACTACGCCGATGCCAGGATCGCGCGTGGATACCGCACGTTCGACGGGCGCGGCGGACTTTCGCTGACAGAGGGCTGTCACCCGAGCGAGGTCCGGGCCATGCGCCGACTCGTGGGGCCGGATCTGGAGGGATGCGTCGGTGATGACGGTCAGATGCGGTTCGACGATTCGCGCCAGCGCCGCGATTGGGACAAAGCGATGGACAGGCTCCGCGCCCGTGAGCGCTCGATCCGCGAGCGGCGGGCACAGCGCGATCACGCGACGAAATGACGATAACCCACTATTGGTGTCGGACTCGCCGCGGCCTCTAATCCTGTGTGGACACCGATACCCCTCACACCGATCAGACCCAGCGCGACGAGATCGCCGCGGAGACTCAGCCAGAGACCGACCCCGCCCAGGCGGGGATCGAGGCCATCGCCGACCTGATGGATCAGGGATCGCAGCCCGATCAGACCGTGACCATCGACGAGGGTGCCGTGGATGCGCTGGTATCGCTCGCGGCACAGCCCGTACCGGAGGCCGAACCGAAGGCCGAACCGAAGGCCGAACCGAAGGCCGAACCGAAGGCCGAGCCAGGACTCGGCGCGAAATTCGTGGCCAAGATGCGGGCCGAGTTCGATGATGACGTAGCCGATGCGGTCGCCGAGTTCGCGCGCGGAGTTGAAACGAGCATCGAGGCGCGCGTCGAGTCGAAGATGCGAGAGATCGCAGGTCAGCGCAGCGACAGCGCGCAGCCGCCCGACATCGCGGCCCACCCGCTCAATCAGCACATCGACAGGCAGATCGCCGCGACGGACCCGCGCGCGGCCGCGCTCTACGGCGCGGATTGGGCGAGCGCCTCCGCCGAGCAGCGAGCGGCCCGCGCTCAACTCGAGCGCAACGCGATCGAGTTGGCGGATCGGGCCAAAGCCGCGGGCAGGACAGACACCGAGGCGGACATCATCGCCGCGACGGCGCGGATGATGCTGCACTCCACACCGGCCCGCGCCGCGAGGGCCGAAGTAATCAACAGGCAGGCGGCGCAGCGACAGGGGATCAGGACACCGGCTCCGGGCGGGGCCGGGATGCGTGTGGATATCGGCGGGGGTGGTGGGGGTGCATCGCAGGCCCAGCGATCGCCCGCTGAGGCCGGGGCCGCCGCGATCGCCCAGGCGTTTGCGGGTATCAGGTAGGTAGACCGGCTCTCGGTGTCATGCCGGGGCCACAGATCAGGAGACGGCTATGAGCACGTTCGGCGCGGGGATCAGTATTGCGATGCTCTCGGGCATCGTCAACGCGGCGCTGCCGCACGTAGACCGCGAGGTGTTGGAGACGCAGCGTTTGAACCGGATGCCTGGCAACGCGCTGCTGATCGACAGCGGCGAGGACCAGGACACCACCGGCAACGTCTACGCCTGGAACATCCGCCTGCGCGATGCGGCGGGGACCAACCAGACGCTGCGTCCGTTCCAGGCGACCCAGTACAGCGTGGGCTACTACACCGAGCGGTTCACGGTGCCATTCCGGGACAAAACCAACACGGCGTTCGCCTTCGACCGTCTCGAAATCGCGCGCAACCGCGCAGCGCCCAACCGCATCTACGACTTGCTGAAGGAGCGTCGGTCGGCGCAGATAGCGGCGATCGCCGACGAGAACGAGGTCGCCGTGTTCGGCTCGCCCGATGATGCGAGCGATGAGAGCGCCATCTTCGGGCTGGAGTGCTGGGCGCGGCGGAGCATGGACTCGACCGGAGCGTTCGTGTCGCTGCCCGGCGGCGGGTTCAACGGGACGTACTGGCGCGGTCGGCAAGGCGCGATCAGCGCCTCGCTGGGCGGGGTGGACTGCGCCTCATTGGCCAACGAGCGGGCCCGCAACTACTGCATCACCGTGGCACCCGTCATGGGGCCGGAGTTGATCGCCGCGGTCAAGCGCGCGATGGACGAGACGATGGTGGACTTCGTTCCCGGTCTCACTGGCGCGACACCCGGCGCGAGCGAGGAGGCCGTGATCTTCTGGGACCCGGACTACGACTCGGCATACGAGGAGTTGCTCGCCAAAGGTCCCGATGACCGCTACCGCGGTGGGGTCGGAGACTATTACCCAGGGGCGTCCAAGCGGCTCAAGGGGTGCATGTGCGTACGCACACCGGCGCTGATCGGCAAGGCCGATCGTCCCATCTTCGGGGTGCGGCGAAGTCTGGTCAAGGTACTCAAGGGCCGCGGCATGTGGATGGTGGACGGTGATGGTGTGGTGCCCGGCGCGCACAACGTCGTCTACAAGCCGCGTGACTGGACCTGGCAGATGATCTCCCGCGACCTGCGCCGCGGTGCGTTCCGCGTCCACAGCAGTTTCACCACCGGGACCTGAGCACACACACACGGAGCGACCCCATGAATCAGATCCCATTCGGACAGACACAGGCCCCGCGCGATGCGCATTTCACGGGACAGAACATCCACGCCACGGCGGGCTCGAGAACCCCGCTCAACGCCAACCTGCGCCGCGGCGATGTCCTCCAACTCGATCCATTCGACCACGACAACGCCAAGGGCGTCAGCCCGACGGTCAACCAGGGCGGTCTCTACGTCTGCGCGGTGGCTACGGCGACGTTCAAGACGCCGCTCGTCGTCGTGACCGATGAGCCCGCGCCCCAGGTCAACGACATCCAGGTGACAGCGACCGGGCTGCGGCGCGGTGGACGGATCAAGGTGGCTGCAAAAGGGCTGGTGCAGGCGCGGGTGACGACCGGGCTGGCGCTGGTCGCCGGTGTCACACACCTGGCGATCGACACCGCATCGCGCCTGCTGGTCTTGTGCAACGCTTCGACGGTGGCGCACATGCTCCTGCGGGTCGCCGCATCGGGCGGCGCGGCCAAGCCATGTGCGGTGGCGATGGAGACCAAGACCACATCCGAGCCGAGCACCGGCGCGGGCGACCTGACCTGGGTGATGCTGCTGAGCGATGAGCAGTGACAGATGGCGGGGGAGACCCCGCTCGAACCATACGGCCTGACGGTGGTACCAGAGCATCCGCTCCGCGTCGTGCGTCCACACCCGCGCCTCCGTCAGCGCCATTGTGCTACCGGGCGATGACACACTCCGCTACCGAGACATCCAGGTCCGCACGGCGGAGTTGGCGGGAATACCAGCGTACGGATCGGACGGGCTGGCGACCGTGCCCACCGACCCGCACCGGGCCGATATCGTCCGGCGTGCAGTCAACGACGCGATCGCGCAGATCGGCATCGCGGTGGTGGACGGGGCGATGGTCCGATGGACCTGGCAGCGCATCGCCTACGCCGTCACGCTCGACCCCGATGGCGACGGCCCGGCCAACATCGACCTGGACCCGTCGCGCTACGCCCTGCCCCGCTGGGTGACATCACGCCCGATGGGGCGAGTGCGCCTGGTGGCTACCTCCGGCTGGTCCGCCGATGTGCGGGCCGTCGATGCCGGGACCGTGCAGGACCGACTGGACCGCGCGCCCACCGAGACGGGTCCGCCGACCATCTGCGCGGTGCGGGCGATGCCCGACCGCAAG